CTGTGCCAACGTTGTAGCACTCGCAGACGAGTTCCAGGCAGCGAAACAGCACGCCACTGAACTCCAAACCCTATGCCAAATCCGTGCCCTGAAAATGTGTCATCTTGGCTACAACAAGTCCGAACTATCCGACGTGTTCAACGTGCCCTTGACCACAATCAACAAATGGTTGAAGGCACCCATCGAGGTCGGAGGTTCATGGTGAAGGACAAAGGGACGGAAACCTGGTCAGAGGCCGACGAAATACACCTCGAACTTTACACACAACTCACAGAGGTAATGCGCATAGGGCAACACAACTCGCTCCTATTCTTCGCCTACAAACTCATCGAACACGACGTCACCAACACACGTGTCATGACACAAGACGAATGCCACACCATCGACACCTTCTTCGACCAAGCAATAGAAGTCGACCGCATCCTACAAACCCACCTAGGCAAAACCTATATCGCCGACTACCTAAAGAAACTGGAGACAGACAATGACTAACAACCCAGAACAAATCCTCACCATCGCCACACAATACATTGAACAACTCCAAACAGCCCAAGCACGTGAAGACATCCTCGACCGTATGAACTGGTACCGAGAAACCGCAGCACCATTATTCAAGCCGGGGCAGTAACACCAAACAACAAAACGAAAACGATTGACAAACAATGCCACCTCCCACCTACCAGTTCAACCGTCCATGCATCACATGTGGCACCCTAACCCGAGGCACCTACTGCGACACACACAAACCAAAACGTGACAGAGGACCAGAATCAACAAAACGCCGGGGGAAGAAGGCACTCCTATACGGTGGCGACTACAAGAAGAAAGCAAAACTTGTCCGCATCACCGCAACAAACTGTCACCTGTGCGGGGAGGGGGGGAGACCAGGCGACCCCTGGGAAGCAGACCACACCAACCCAGAACTAGGTTCCGCATCACCACTACTACCAGCACACCGGTCATGCAACCGCAAACGAGGAAACAAACCACTACCCAACACACACACACCAACACCACCACACCCCCCCACCACCGGCTACAAATAGGGGTAGGGTAAAACCATAATAACAAAAACCCAGCACCCCGTCAGCCCCATCCACGCGTATAGTGTCGCGAAAGTCACTGTTTTGGGCTTGGGGAGGTAGGCTAGAGGTTGGAGGTTGTCATGTCGCAGATGGGTCGTCCGCCGAAGCCGGTGGAGCAGAAACGGTTGTTGGGTAATCCTGGGAAGCGTCCGTTGCCGGATGCTGTGGAGGTGTTGCCGGCGGCGTTGAGTGTGCCTGACCCTTTTCGTCCTTTGGGTGCGGATGGTTTTGTTTTGTGGCATCGGGTGTGGACGGCTGGTCTTGGTTGGATTAGTCCGGTGACGGATGTGGAGTTGTTGATGATGACGTGTGAGTCTTTGGATGAGCGGGCGATGTTGTTGGAGCAGGTGGCGGAGGGTAAGGATTCTCGGGACCGTCGGGCGTTGCGGGCGTTGAACGCTGAGATTGTTTCGAATTTGTCGTTGATGGGTTTCACTCCGGCTGACCGTTCGAGGTTGGGTGTTGCGGAGGTGAAGGCGAAGTCTCGGTTGGAGGAGATGATGGCGAAGCGTGATTTGCGATGATTACGATTGTGATGGGTCCGCCGTGTGGCGGTAAGTCGACTTACGTTTCGGAGATGTCTGAACCGGGCGATGTTGTTGTTGACATGGATTTGATGGCGCAAGCGTTGACGGTTGGTTCTGGTGTCCACGATTATGCGGACCATGTTCGGGCTGTGGCGTGGCGGGCGCGTAGTGCTGCGGTGAAGGCTGCGTTGCAGGTTGGGGAGTTGTCGCGGGTGAATGTGTGGATTGTTCATTCGGACCCACCGGCTGATTGGTTGCTGAAATATCGGTTGGCTAACGCACGTTTGAAGATGGTTGACCCTGGCCGGGATGTGTGTTTGTCGAGGTTGTCGGAACGTCCGGTAAGTGTTCAGGTTCGTGGGAAGCGGGGGATTGATGACTTCTATCGAAAGCGTTGAAGCGTGGCCACCTCGTTGGTTGACGCCAGTCCCGGATGAGGCGTTGAAGTCTGGTCAGGGTGCGGACGTGAATGAGTTCGCGGACATGTTTGGGATGATTACGAAGGACAGTGTCGGCGGTCGTTCTGGTGAACCGTTGGTGTTGCGCGAGTGGCAACGGCAACTTGTGCGCCATATTTTCGCGGGTGATGGTGTTCATCTTCGTCATTCTGTTTCCCTGGTGGGTGTTCCAAGGAAGAATGGGAAATCGGCGATGGGTTCCATCCTTGCCTTGTATTCGCTTTTTTTGGGTCCTCGCGGTGGGGAAGTTTTCAGTGTGGCGGCAGAAAAAGAACAGGCTCGCATTGTTTTCGCGGATGCTAAGCGCACGATTGAGTCGTCGCCACAGTTGTCGGCGATGGTGAAGTTGTACCGTGACGCGGTGGAGTTCCCTGGGACTGGGTCGGTGTATCGGGTCCTTTCGGCTGAGGCTTATTCAAAAGAGGGTTTGAACCCGTCGTTTGTTTTGTTTGACGAGTTGCACGCGCAACCCAACCGTGACTTGTTCGATGTTATGTCGTTGGCTATGGCGGCACGTGGCGACCTGGCGACGATGGTGGCCATCACGACTGCGGGTGTGAAGTCTGACAGTCGTGGTCAGGATTCCATCGCATACGGTTCCTACAATTACGGGAAACAGATTGTCAATGGTGAGGTTGATGACCCCACATTTTTCATGGCCTGGTGGGAGGACGACGGGGACCACAAGAACCCGTTGACGTGGGCACGTTCGAACCCTGGCTTTGGGGACTTGAACTCTGCGGACGATTTTGAGTCTGCCGTCCGTCGCACCCCGGAAGCGCAATTCAGGACGAAGCGGACGAACCAATGGGTGTCGTCACAGTTGTCTTGGTTGCCGACGGGCGCGTGGGAGGCGTGTGAGGGTGATGCGGAGATTACGCCGGACGATGAAATCATTCTTGGCTTCGACGGTTCCTTCTCTGGTGACTGCACTGTCATTGTTGCTGCGACCATTCCGAAGGCCGATGAGCCGGTGAGGGTCCAACTTGTGAAGGTGTGGGAACGCAACCCGGATGAGGATGGTGAGGAATGGCGTGTGGACATTGCGGACGTGGAGCAAACCATTATCGCTTACTGTCAAACCCATCCGAAGGTCCGTGAGATAGCTTGTGACCCTTTCCGGTGGCAACGGTCGATGATGGTGTTGGAGGAACTGGGTCTTCCCATTGTGGAATATCCGTCAACTTCTCCGCGCAGAATGGTCGCGGCGGGACAGAAGGTCTTCGACATGGTGATGGATTCTCAGATTGTGCATGATGGTAATGGGACAATCATCCGCCATCTGCAAAACGCGGTGGTGAAGAATGACAACATTGGTCCCCGCATTGTGAAGGAATCACGGAACAGCCCTAGAAAAATCGACGCAGCTGTGGCGCTCACCATAGCAGTGGACCGCGCGACCGTCGGTAGAATAGAAGAAGTTGTTCCCCAATTTTTCGGATAGGCTTTGGACATGTCAACAACATTTCAGATAGCCGGAGTCGTTGCGATAACGATTGGGATTGCAGTCATATCAGTTCCGGTCGGAATAATCGTGGGCGGCGTATTCATGACCGTCGTCGGAATCGCCTTGGGACGTAAATGATTTTCAACAAGCTATTCGAGCAGCGGGCCGTGAGTTATCAGTCCGTGTTCGCTTCCGGTGATGACATTAGTTTCGGGACTTACTCCGGGACGAACATCAACGCTGATACCGCTTACACAGTCAACGCCGTGTTCTCTGCGGTGAACCTTATCTCGACCACATTGTCGACCCTCCCATTGGATGTTTTCATCCGTAACGATGGGACACGGAAACCGTTCCGGCCGAAGCCTGAGTGGGTTTCTCGTCCCGATGTGGACCTTCCCCGTGAGGCGTTCTATTCGGCTGTGTTCTCGTCGATGCTTTTGGAGGGGAACGCTTTCATCCGCGTGTTCTCAAATAACCGTGGCGAGGTTGTGAACCTTGTTGTGTTGAATCCGACGAGTGTTCGTGTGGCACGGAACAAACTTGGTCGCCTGAATTTCCATGTCGAGGGTGAAGCGGAACCCCTAACATCGGATGACATTGTTTTCATCCCTGACCTTGTGAAGCCGGGTTCGGTTCGTGGTGTTGCCAGGACCGAGGCGCTTAAGGAATCGTTCGGTCTTGCACTCGCGCTTGAAAGATATTCACAAACTTTTTTCGGTGGTGGAACAACTTTGCAGGGTGTCATCGAATATCCTGGCGCGTTGACCGCTGACCAGGCTGCGGAATTGCGCAACGGGTTTGACCAGAACCACGCGGGTTGGAAGAAGGCGCACCGTACGGGCGTCCTGACCGGTGGTGCAAGCTTTAAGACGACACAGGTGGACCCTGAGAAGTCTCAAGCGATTGAGGCTCGCAGGATGGCTGTGGAGGACGTTGCGCGCGCTTTCAACATTCCACCACATTTGCTTGGGTTGCCTGGGACAAACAGTTTTGCCAGTGTAGAAATGAACAACCTTGCCTGGGTCACCCACAATTTGCGCCCGTTAGCATCCAAGGTCGAATCGGCAATGTCGGTCCTCATGTCGCGTTATCGTGGCGGGTCCGAAAGTTTCTTGCGTTTCAATCTTGACGGACTTTTGCGTGCTGACCTACAGGCGCGGACGTCGTCCTATTCGACAATGTTGCAAGCCGGGGCGATGTCTATCAACGAGGTTCGGGCGTTGGAGGACATGCCACCAATCGGGGATGCTGCGGCATCGCAACCACGTGTCCCGTTGGCTAGTGTGAACATTTCTGATTCCTATGTGAAGGCGCAGATGGAACGTGTGAAGATGGTTCAGAGTCTTGTCTATGCCGGGTTCACCCCTGAACAGGTTTTGAGTGTTATCGGTGTGGAGCCGATTTCGCACACTGGTCTTGCGTCGGTTCAGTTGCAGGGTGTTGCACAGGTTGACCCTGAGAACCCTGACACGGTTTACAAGGATGAGGTGACCTAATGACGTTTGTTCATCGGCAGGTAACACTGGGAACCGCTGCGACGGAAATTGTGGGGAGTGACAACATGTCCCATGACGTGATTTTGCACAACCTATCGAAAAGTGCAAATGAGTTCATCTACTATGGCGGGGAAGACGTGAGCCTCACTAACGCGCCACATCTTGACCCGTCTGAGACAATCCAATTCACCATGCGACCTGGTGACAGATTGTTCGCACTTTCTGACCCAACAGCGCGTGTGGTTGGTGTGCTGGATATTAGGATGAATGACTAATGAGTGATGTTGTTGAGGATGTCCAAACCGATGAGGTGCCGAAGGTTGATTTGCTTCCCCCGGCCGTGTTGCGAGCTGTGGCACGTCGGGCAGTGGACGCAGGTTCCGAAGTGAACGCTGTGGCACACGGCAACATGACCCCAACATTGTGGTCGACCGTCCGTGACGCCTTGTCCGAAGGTTCTGTTCTGTGGAATGTGAACTTGCCGGAAACAGTTGCACGTCGTTTGTTGAACCATGCGAATGATGTGGTTGCTAGACTGGAAGAACAAAACGAAGGCCTTGCGAGGGGTGAAGCATTGAAGAAACTTGAGACACGTACGAACCACACTGAGTTTGAACTGAGAGAACTTGATGGTGGGGACGGGATGACCTTCGAGGGTTATGCGTCTGTGTTCAATTCTGAGTCTGAGGACTTGGGTGGGTTCCGTGAGTTTGTTGCACCTGGAGCGTTCAAGCGTTCGTTGCAGTCACGTAATGACATTAAGTTGTTGTGGAACCATGACACGGGTGCCGTGTTGGGTTCGACGCGTGCCGGGTCGTTGACGTTGACTGAGGATGAGCATGGGTTGAAGGTTCGCGCTGTGCTACCTGACACAACGTTGGGGCGGGACACGGCCGAACTTATTCGGACCGGAATTGTTGATTCGATGTCGTTTGGTTTTTCTGTCATCCGTGACAGTTGGGATGACTCCGGGACTAAGCGCACTTTGAACTCTGTCCGTTTGCACGAAGCAAGCATCGTTTCGTTTCCGGCTTATAGTGGGACGGCTGGGACGACGACGATGCGCGGCCTGGACAAGGTTGCTCACCGTGCGAATGTGAACGCCGATGAGTTGGCTGACGCGTTGTTGAAGATTGAGGAAGGCGCTGAACTGTCATCCGATGAGGCAACAATGTTGGCTAAGGTTGTGGATGAGTTGAGGCCAGCACCGGTTGATGTTGAACCTGAAGTTGTGGGCGATTTTGACATGCTCGCTTTGAAGAAGAAGAAACTAGAGTTATTGGAGAAGTACTGATGGCATCACGTGATGAGATTCGGAAAGCTATTTTGAAGGTTGCGGGGAACCCTGAGTCGGGTGTAATCCGTGAGATGTCTGGTGCTATGGCGGATGCTGTGGTTGCTTTGGATGCGACCGAGGTGAAGTCGTTCACGCCTGTGAGTGAGACGCGTGTGATGAAGGCGTCCGAGAAGCGCTAGACGCTTTTTGGGCGGTTCAGGACCGTCTGCGCGTCCCCGTCGTAGTAATCAAAAGCCTTGACGGTTCCCTGGATGGTGACCTTGTCATCGCGGTTGGTGTCCCATGCCCATGATGCGGTCGTGAACATTTTGACGGCTTCGTTGTTGTCAGTCTCGACGATGATGAGGCGAGACGTTCCGAACTGAGTGTCGACGCTGATTGCTACGGCGACGGTGCCGGTCACGGTGACGGTGTCCCCAATCTGTGCGTCGAGGTGAACGTGTGCAACCTTTTCGATGGCAACCGTTTCGACGACGGGCGTTGCGGTGAACTCTGCTTGTGATTTGGCTTCGCGTCGTGCGCGGGCCTTCTCAGCGGTTGCGCGTGCCTTGTCGAAGGCTTCGACGGTGGGGAACGCTTTGCCAACGTATCCGCCACCGTTGCAGGGGAAGCATACGTCTTGGACGTTTCCCCAACCATCGGCGGTTTGGATGTGGCGGTAGTAGATGCCGGTCCCGGCGCACTTGCCACAGACGCGAGAGAATCCACCGGCGACTGTCATGGCGGTGTTGTTGTTGGGGGTTGTGATTGTGTTCATGTAAACAACTATACACACATATCACAGAGAACACAACACCATCCACAAACTATTTCAACCCCAACCACAGCCCACGCCGTACAATAGAAACATCGGGTGTTCGTTAGCGATACCGATGAGGTTGAGCGTCATCCGCCACCAAACCATTTAGTCAAACTAACATTTGGAGAAAACACATGTCATTTATTCGCAACAGCGAAGAAGCACGTGGCAACCTCATCCACCAGGTTCGCGAAGTCATCGACATCGCTGAGTCTGAATCGCGTGGGTTGTCCAGTGAAGAACTTCGCAAAATCGAGAACATCGAATCCGACATTGCCCGTCACGACGAAGCAATCGGAGTGGCCAAGCGCAACGAGGACCGCGCAGCAGAGGCCGCAGTCGCTGCCCGTGGTTTCGTCCCCGCCGAAGAAGCCCGTGGCGACGTGGAAATTTTCCGCGCACTCGCTGAAGGCCAGATTCGTTCACACAAGTTCGAGAAGCGTGCCGCACTCGTGTCGTCCGCTAACACTGTCTCAGTTGACTTCCTCGCGCAGGTCATGGCCAAGGCCCGTCTCACCGGTCCTTTCCTTTCCGTCGCAGATGTCTATGAGCGCTCACAGGGGAACGATTTACGCATCCCCACGATGACCGCGTTCAGCACCGCAGCCGAATACGCTGCCGGTTCTGCAATCAGCGATTCGAACCCCACGTTCTCCAGCATCCTTCTCCAGCCCGCTAAGCAGGCTTTTTTGGTGCCGGTCGCGAACGAACTTCTCTCGGATGCATCATTTCCGCTGGAAGCAACCATTGCGGCGCAAGCCGGAAACGCTATCGGCTACCGTGCCGACGCCATCATCCACACCGCAGTCACTGCGGTCGCTGGCTCTGGTGTAACCGCAGGAACCACGAACGCCATCACCGCGGACGAGCTGATTGATTTGGCTTACTCCGTTGACGGTGCCGTGCGTGCCTTGCCAAACACCGGGTTCGTTGTGAACACTTCGACCCTGGCGGCCATTCGGAAACTGAAGGACACCGCTGGAGCATACGTTCTGAACTATGTTGCTGGTGGCGCTTCGACCATTCAGGGTTTCCCTGTATATGAGTCCCCATCGGTCGCATCCATCGCCACTGGTACTAAGCCAGTGTTGTTTGGAAACCTGGAGTCAATCAAGGTTGCGACCACTGGTCTTGACGTTGCGATGTCCCCGGACTACGCGTTCAACCAGGACGTCACCACCTATCGTTTCGTTTACCGCATCGCCGCTGGCGTAGCTAACGGAAGCTCGATGGTGCATTACCTAGCTATGGCCTAAGCCGTAACTTCAGAATCCCCCGCCGGTCCTAGTGGTCGACGGGGGTTTTCTGTATGCTAGGGGCATGGAAGCTAACGAACAACTCAAGGGTGTCATAAGCCTCGTTTCGAATAGTCCCGGAGCTGCTACCGGTTACGGTACGCAAGCAAAATATCTGGTCGACCGGTTCGTCCGTCAAGGACTACGGACTGCGGTGCAATCGAACTATGGGCTGGAGGGACGGTTCGACAAGATTCACACCGAACATGGTGACGTCATGCATTACCCGAAGGGGTTCAAACCTTATTCGGACGATGTCATCAAGTTGTGGCATGACGATTGGAAGTCACAAAACCCAGGGTTGAAGTCAGCCATAATGACCCTGTATGACGTTTGGGTTTACGACCGGCTGGTGTTCGACGACCCCATCTTCGCCTATGTCCCCATCGACCATCTCACCATGCCACCGTTGGTCCACAAGTTTTTGTTGCGCGAGAACGTGACACCGGTCACAATGTCGGCGCATGGTCAACGCATGTTGGAGGCGCGTGACATTGAATCCGTGTATGCACCTCACTCGGTTGACACGAAAGTGTTCACACCGACACACACGATTGATGGTGTTCCGACACGTGAGTTCATGGGTGTGAAGGATGACCAGTTCTTGGTGTCCATTTTCGCTGCGAACAAGTCTAACGGGATATTGCACAGGAAAGCTTTAGTCGAACAGATTATGGCGTTCAGCATTTTCAAGCAAACACACAAGGACGCGATGTTGTATTTGCACATGGAAGGGTCGCCGATGTTCGGCGGGTTCAACATTCCCGTCATTGTGAAGGCGTTGGGGTTGACAGATAAGGACGTCATCTTAGCTAACGCGACCGCGTTACGTGTCGGGTATTCGCAGGAACATTTAGCGGCGTTCTATACCGCATCCGATGTTGTGTTGAACGCGACGTTGGGTGAAGGGTTTGGTGTTTGCAGTATTGAGGCGCAAGCGTGCGGGACACGTATCATCACGTCGAACTGGACGGCCTCAGTGGACCTTGCCGGACCGGATTCGTTCCTGGTCGATGGGCAACCATTCTGGGATGAACCCCAAGCCTCGTTCTTTCAAATCCCGTTGATTCCTTCTATCGCGAACTCACTAGAGTTGGCCTACAAGGAACCGCGAGGAATCAGTCTCCCGTCAATCAAGTTCGCGAAACAATACGATGTGGAAAAAGTGTGGAAGAAGTATTGGATGCCCATGCTGAAAGACTTCTATGTCTGAACTTCAAGATTTCAAGAACATCCATGAGGGTGAAACCATTTGGGTGTTTGGTTCCGGCGCGTCGGTCGGGTTCCTGGACCCAGCGTTTTTCGATGACAAGATTTGTGTGTCAACGAACCTGGTGGCGGAACATCTGCCGTTGCAACAGTTCTATCTTTTCAGCCATTACCATCCGGCGGTGAACCGGCAGTTGTTGAACCCTGGGTTGTTGCATGCGTTCACACATGACTTGTGTTCGACACGTTGGTCAGGGACGGGATTCTATGGGGAAGGTGAGTGGTGTTTCGGTAACCCTCCACCAGAGAGTGTGACCATCAACAAGCTATCGTTCACCAACCCGTTGGGTTCAAGTTTCAACCCGTTCCACCATTCCAAAGATGATGAGCTGGTGTTCGGTTCGTCATCCATTCATGGGTCAATCCATTTGGCCGCATATATGGGCGCGAAGAACATCATGTTGGTTGGGGCTGACTGTGGGACGATTGATGGTGCCCACCGTGTCGATGGTTACCCTGTGGGGCATAACCCGTGGCAGTTGTATAACAACCATTTGATGACGATGAAAAAGTGGGTTGGGGACAAGTTTGGGGCGAACGTGTATTCGTTGAACCCGTTTGTGAACTTCAACCTCGAAGGCCACACGTTCCAGGGCGTCTAATGATTCCTAACATCATCATTCCGGTGTTGAACCGTTACGACCTGCTCCAAAGGCTTTTGGATTCGATTGACTTCCCGGTTGGGGATTTGCTCATCATTGATAATGGTGGGCAGGTGGATAGGTTGCGGTTCCCTGATTATGTTCTGAACTCGCACATTGTGCCGTTGCCGTCGAACCTTGGGGTGTCTGGGTCGTGGAATCTTGGGGTGAAGCTGTTTCCGCAGCACAACAAGTGGTTGTTTGCGTCGAACGATGCATGGTTTGGTCCAGGTGCCCTTGAGAAGCTGTGTGACGCCGGTAGGGACGAGATAGTCCTATCCGGGGACTTTCCCTTCTGGCACGTGTTCTCGGTCGGTGACGAGGCGCTGAGACGGGTCGGTTTGTTCGACGAGTCGTTATACCCGGCCTACTTCGAGGACAACGACATGAAACGACGTTGTGAACATTTTGGTGTCCCGGTCCGCAAATTGGATGTTGTTATCGGTCATGATAATTCGTCGACCATCAAGTCGGATGCGCGGTTGCAACAATTGAACGATGCGACGTTTGTGAACAATCGTGACTATTACGAGGGGAAGGTTTCCCGTGGTGATGTGTCCGAAGGTCGCTGGGATTTGGGCCGTCGTCGTGTGAATAGTTGGGACAAATAGAAGGACCCCGCCGAAGCGGGGTCCTTGTCGTGTTTCGGTTAGGCTGTGACTCTGATGGCGTTACCCTCGCGACTCGTGTTGTAACCGCTGGCCTCCAGTGCGGCTTGGGTGGTGACTAGCAGTTCTTCCTTGTTGTCGATGTAAGAGTCATCGAGGCCTGAATAGTTGACAAACCTGGCGACAATGTTGCCGGTGTTTCCTTGGACCTCGACGCCGGAGATGAAGTTCTTGGTGCCGCGTGTGCGGTACTGGTAGGGTCCGACGGCGTTGCGGACGATGCTTCCGATTGTGCTGGTTGTGACTGCCTTGGTGGTCATGATGTTCCTTTCGGTTGGTGTTGCCTTATGTATATAACTATACACACCACGAACACAAAACACAACTCATTCCACAACTTTTTTTTCGACTACCTGAACCGGTCCACCGGTAGAATAGAACCTGGAGGCTTCCCCTATGGCTATTGAAAACGGATATTGCTCACTTATAGACGTGAAGGCTGCGTTCAGAATTTCTGATTCCGTCGACGACGCACTCATAGAACTCACCATCGAATCAGCATCACGCGAAATCGACGGGTTCTGTGAACGCATCTTCTACAACGCCGGAACCGCAACACGCGTCTATATTCCCACCGACCCGTTCTACACAGAAACCGACGACCTCATATCGGTCGCCACACTAAAGACTTCCACCACCGGAGAATCGTTCGACAACACCTGGTCCGCCACAGGCGACTACCAGCTAGAACCGTTGAACAACATTTCAGGCGGGCTCCGCAACTACCCCACAACCCGCATCCGTGCAATCGGCTCCAACATTTTCCCACTATGGAACCCACGGAACACCAACTCGCATGAGGCGACCGTGCAAGTCACGGGCGTGTTCGGTTGGTCGGCGATACCCACCGCGGTCAAACAGGCTTGCATCATCCTATCCATGCGCGGATTCAAAAGATATGACACCCCATTGGGAATCTCATTCGATGAACTCGGAGCATTACGCGTCGGAAGAATCGACCCGGACGTTTCCAAACTTTTGTCACCCTTTCAGAAATTGAGAATGGCGTGAGCATAACAACAATTCGTGACGGGTTAGCAACAAACCTGGCCACCATTAGCGGGCTGAGAACAGCCGCCGAAATACCGGACCAGGTCAACCCACCGATTGCCGTCGTGCAACTCCAGTCCGTCGACTACGACGGGGCGTTCCAGGGCGGACTAACAACGTATTCGTTTCTTGTCACTGTCCTCGTTGGTAGGGCTGCGGAACGCTCGGCGCAAATCAAACTGAACGCCTATGCGTCAACCGGTGCGGGTAGCATCAAGGCCGCAGTGGAGTCAGACAAAACCCTCGGTGGTGAAGCTTACGATGTCCGCGTCGAGACGATGACGAACATCTCTGCGGTATCATTAGGGGGAGACATAAGTTACCTATCGGCAGATTTTGCCGTGACGGTTTACGCAAACTAAGGGGAAAAAGATGGCACGTTTCGTCGCCACAGACTATAACATTACAATCAACGGCACGGACTTTTCTTCCAGCATTGCCGCCGTGACTTGGGACATTAGCGTAGACGAGCAGGACACCACCGCTTTCGGCGGTTCCGGTTACCGTTCGCGCATTGGTGGACTAAAAGATGCGAGCATCACACTAGACTTCCACCAGGACTTTGGGGCTGCATCGATTGACGCCACCTTGCTCCCGCTGCTCGGTTCGAACGCGACTGTGGTTGTGAAGCCTACTTCGGGCGCTGTGTCGGCAACTAACCCGACATACACGGCTGAATTTTTATGCTCCTCCTATAGCCCATTTAGCTCATCGATTGGTGACTTGGCCACCGTTTCCGTTTCCTGGAACCTTGCTGGAACTGCGGGAGTCACACGCGGAACTGCGTAACGTGCTATAGACTGGCGTCATGAACTTCAGTCTAAACATTCACTATTCAGGTCAAGACACACCCAAACTGGTCACTGGTATCGCAGCGGACATTGTTGCGTTCGAAACCAAGTTCGACATGTCGATGTCGCGTCTCCAAAAGGATGCGAAACTCACACACCTTTTCTTCCTCGCTTGGGCTGTGGAGAACCGCACCAAGGCGACGGCTAAGCCGTTCGAAGAATGGCTTCTAGATGTCGAAAGTGTTGAGGCGGCTAACCCAAAATAATCAAGGGCATCGGAGATGATTCGATGCATTGGTTGGTTGCGACGATTGCGGTCGAGACGGGTTTGTCTCCGACTGAGTTGTTGAACCTGGAACCTCGGATGTTGTTCACCATTCAGCGTTATATGGTTGGCAAGTCGAAGCGGGCACAGGGTCGCCGGTAGAATAGAGGGAGGATTGGAGTTTCCCTTTGGACATTGTCGTGGACCGTTCGTCCCTGAATTATGCTATCCGTGAGCTGAAAACTATCGACCCCAAGTCTGTGTCGTTGTTGCGGGTAAAGTTGCGGGCCGGGTTAGCTCCCGTTGTTGCGAAGATTCAGGCCGACGTGCCTAAAGAAGCGCCGTTGTCGGGGATGAACTCCCGTGGTGGAACCAAGTGGAAACATATCAACAAACCGAAGGTCGAGTTCACTCCCGGGTTTTCTAAGAAACGAACGAACAGTTTGTTGCGTATTACTGTCACGGGTGGCAAGAACAAACTAGGTTTCGATTATGCGGAGCTTGCTGGCATCCGCCGGTTGCCCGGTGCGACGGTTTCCAAACCGTACACTAGACGCGTCAAGGGTGGGGGCAGGTCGAGGGAGATGACTCACCGTGTCACAGGTCAGGGTGACGCGTTCATTCGCGGGTTGAACGCTGACAAGCCGATTCGTGGCAAGGCTGGCCGTTACGCCTATGACAGTTTCTTGAGTCAGAAACCTTTCATTGTTGAAACATCACGCAAAATCATAAACGACCTAATGGCGTCATACAACAACAAATTTAGAGTCTAGGGAGAATCATGGCTGGCGGTCCAATTCGTCTGAACATTGTTTCAAAGTTCAACAACAAAGGAATAAACAACGCTTCCGGGTCACTGAAGAAGTTCGGTGCGATGGCAGGGAAAATCGGGTTGGCCTCGGTTGTCGCCATCGGTGCCATCGGTGGGGCTGCCCTGAAAATGTCTGCGGAGTTTGAAACAAGCTTCGCGAAGATAAAGGGTCTAGTCGGTGTTGCCTCCAGCCAGATTGGGGCGTTGGAGGAAGCCGCTAAGACGTTAGGTCCACAGTTCGGCAAGTCGGCCAACGAAGCCGCCGAAGCGTTGTTCTACATTACGTCTGCGGGTTTGCGCGGCAATGACGCCATCGTGGTCCTTGAGGCATCTCTGAAGGGTGCTGCGGCTGGACTGGGTGACACTAAGACGATTGCTGACCTTGCGACGTCGGCGGTGAACGCTTACGGTGCGGCACAACTAGATGGTGCCAAGGCGGTGGATGTTCTCACTGAGGCAGTCCGTGAAGGAAAGTTGGAACCGGCTGAACTTGCTGGTGCGATGGGGCAAGTGTTGCCCATCTCGTCCGCGTTGGGTGTCGGTTTTGACGAGGTTGGTGCGGCGATGGCCGCAATGTCTAGGACGGGTACGGACGCGTCAACGGCTGCCACACAGTTGCGTCAAATTTTGGCAACATTGGCTAAGCCTACGTCGGAGGCTGAGGCATCTCTTGCTGGGATGGGTTTGTCTGCGGAGGGTTTGCGGACACAAATCAAAGAAGAAGGGCTTCTCGCCACACTTGAAACTCTGACCGGCGCGTTCGATGGCAACATTGAGGCAACGACATCGGTGTTCGGAAACATTCGCGCACTATCTGGTGTTCTCGACTTGATGGGTTCCAACGTCGAAGGCACCCGCGCAATCTTCAACAACATGACAGACGACATTGGTGCGCTGGATGAGGCGTTCGCTGCGACGGAAGAAACTGTCGGGTTCAAGTTCGCTAAGGCTATGGAAACCGCGAAGGCGCAATTGCTTCCCATCGGTGACATCATGTTGGGCATTGCGGCGTCCGTGTTGGACGACCTCGGTCCGGTGATTGCAACCGTCGGTGTTTTGTTGCAGGACTTGTTCACGGAGTTGGGTCCGGTAATCAGCGACCTTCTAGGTTCACTCCCGGCGTTGCTCCAATCGTTGTCCCCCATCATCCCCATAATTGGTGACATTGCCAGGGTGTTCATGGAAATTGTTTCCACGGTACTCCCACCGGTCATCGCGTTGTTGGATGTTCTTATGCCAATGTTTGCGGACCTCACGGGCGTCCTGGCTGAGTTCATTGGTGACGCCTTGGAAATGCTTGCACCCGTGTTGATGGACATCGCGGACACACTGCAACCCATCATCGAGGCTGCGTTCCCGGTGTTCATGAAACTTCTAGAAACCATCATCCCGATTGTGTTGGAACTCATTGAAATGTTCCTCCCGTTGCTGGATTATGTTCTGCCACTACTGGAAGCGCTACTTGTTGATGTGGTCATCCCAGCGTTAGGTTTGTTCGCGGAGATGATGTCGGTCATCCTCCCGTTGGCAATGGAAATGTTCACCAACTTTGGGTTGGGCCGTTTGATGGAATCCCTAGGGAAGTTCTCTGGAGACTTCGAAGATTTTGTTTACAACATGAGGGTTGCTTGGGCGACCACATTCAACTTAATGATTGACCACATGGAAAACTGGATTAACGGCGCGCTCCGTGGGCTGGAATGGTTCATTGACAAGGCCAACTCTTTGCCGGGTGTCCAGATTGATTTCGATGCTTCCCAGGTTTCTTTCGACCGGTTAGACTTGCCCGGAAAGTATGACAATATGCGTTTCGGGAATGTTGACACAACTGGGGTGCGGGATGTTCTTGGCCGGTATTCTGGTGGACCGTTCGATTCTGGTGGTGGCGGGATGCGAGAGAGGGGCGCGTCGAGCTTCTTCGCGGGTGGCGGGTTGAACACCACGGCTGCTAGGACGGCGTTGGATAACAAGTTTGGGATAAACATGTTCGGCGCTGAAAACTTCCAATCCGTGTCCGCTTTCGCTAAGGGTGGCATTGTCACAAGTCCCCTAATCGGAATGGTGGGTGAGGCTGGACCGGAAGCGATTATCCCATTGGACAAGGCCAACGGGTTAGGGTCAACATATAACATCACGGTGAACGCTGGGATGGGTTCCGATGGGGCGCGGGTTGGGGAGGCTGTCATTAAGGCCATCAAATCTTATGAGCGTTCTTCAGGTCCCGTGTTCGCGAGGGCGTAATGGCGACCGTTGTAGAAATTGGGGCAACCGAGGGGTTCATCCTTGACGACCACCTGGATGGTTTGTTGGACACGTCGGAACTTGGTGGGACAGTGTTCAAGGACATCACGTCCGCCGTAATTGATTTGCAGGTGACACGGGGGAAGAACCGTGACCTGGACAGATATTCTGCCGGTGCGATGAGTGTTTCCCTGAATAATGAGAACCGCCATTTTGACCCGTTGTATTCGTTGTCACCCTACTTCGGGGACATTGTTCCACGCCGCCAAGTCCGTTTGACCGTTGATAGTGTGAGACAGTTCACGGGCATCATCGATGACTGGAATTTCAGCTACGACCCATCCGGCCGGTCGAAGGCTGCCCTCGTTGCGTCGGACGATTTCACGTTGCTCGCACGTCAACAATTGACGGCGGGGACCGCAACCCCACAACTGTCGGGTGAGCGTGTTGGTGCGGTGTTGGACATGGTGTCCGTGGATTGGACGAAGTCACGCGACATTGACGTGGGGGCTTCCACACTTGGGGCGGACGTGTTCGATGGGAACGCGTTGGACTATCTGAACAAGGTTGCAACGTCTGAAGCTGGTGACGTGTTCATTGGTAAGGCTGGCGATTTGCGTTTCCGTGGCCGTCTCGACGCAACACCAACATCGGGTTCGTTGATTACGTTCGCGGATGATGGGACGGGTATCCCTTACACTTCGGTCAATGTGAACTATGGGACGGAGTTGCTGGTCAACACTGCGACGGTGACATCCGACGCGGGCACGGCGACGGCTTTGCACCAGGCGTCGCGCACCAACTTTGGTGTGACCGAAACAGATTCGGCAACCCTCGTTTCCACTGTGGCACAGTTGCAGAACCTCGCAGATTTCACGGTGCAAAAGTTTTCCGAACCTGAATATCGTATCCAATCCGTTGGCATGAATGTTGACACGTTGTCGGCACCGGACAAGGTGACCGTGTTGGGGTTGGAACTTGGTGACGTGGTGTTGTTGAAGTTCACACCTAATGGGGTGGGCGACCCGATTGCACAGTATGGTCAGGTCATCAAATTGGATTCGACGATTAGTGCGTCACGTCACGATGTGACGATTGGGTTGACGTCGTTGGATTGGACGTTCTTAGTGTTGGATGACGCGTTGTTCGGTACAATGGGGAATAACTACTTAGCATTTTAGGAGCGTTTTCGTGGCGGGTTTAGGCTATAAGATATTCACCGCCGGGGAGGTTTTGACCGCCTCGGATTTGCAGGGTTACGCAATCAACCAGGCGTTCATGGTGTTCGGTTCGTCGGCCGCACGTTCTTCGGCTATAGCATCCCCGACGGAGGGCATGGTGTCGTATCTTTCCGACACGGATGCGACGGAAACTTATTCGGGCAGTTCGTGGACTACGCTTGGGGGCGCATCCGCAGGTTTTGAACAAACATTCTTATTGATGGGAGCATAGGGGAAACATGGCTAGTTCATACAAAACTTTGGGACAGTTAGATTTGGTGAGTTCTGCGCTCACGACTTTGTACACGTGTCCAACATCCACTGAGACTGTGGTGTCCACGGTCATCATTGCTAACCGTTCGACGAGTGCTGACACTTTCCGGTTGGCTATGCGTACGGGTGGGGATGCTATTTCTGATAAGCATTATTTGGCGTATGATGTGCCGGTGGCGGCTAACGATTCGACCACACTCACATTGGGGCTCACGATGGTTGCGACGGATGTGCTTAGCGTGGCGGCGGCTGGCACTGCAAGCCTGCTGAGTGTCAACGCTTTCGGTGCTGAAGTAACAGTTTAGGGAGGGTAACTGATGGCTGTTACTCGGGTTGCAAATAGTTCTATACGGCAAAACCGTAGGAATACCCTTACCGGCAACCTTGCGGGATTGGGCACGGGTGGGACTGTCGTTGATGATGGTGGTTATCGTTATCACACGTTTTTGTCATCGGCTAACTTTGTTTGTGTTTCTTCGGGCACTGTCGATGTTCTTATGGTTGCTGGTGGGGGTGGCGGTGCCGCCAATAACGGCAATGGTGCTGGGGACGGCGGTGGTGGTGCTGGTGGTCTAATCTATCAAAGCGTGGCAGTGACCGCACAAACTTATTCGATTGTGATTGGCTCCGGTGGAGCTATTGGTACGGTTGGCAATAACACCACAGGCTTCGCTTTGACCGCGCTTGGTGGCGGGGAAGGTAGTACGGGCGTTGGCATATCTGGTGGCTCTGGTGGTGGCGCTGGGACTATCACCACAACTACTTTTAGAGCTGGTGGTGCAAGCACCCAAAGCCCTGGATACGGTAACGCGGGCGGTTCGACCTATGCTTTTGGGTCGGGCAGCTCTGACGGTGGCGGTGGTGGTGGTGCTGGTGGTGTTGGAATGAGCAACCAAGGCAACGGCACAGGCGGGGATGGTGGCAATGGTCTACCCTTCTCAGACTGGGCTACCGCAACGTCAACTGGTGACACAGGATTCTATGCTGGTGGTGGCGGTGGTGGGGACAACGCTGGCACAGGCGGTGGTGCTGGTGGTATTGGTGGCGGTGGCATTGGAGCGACAGAGGGCGGTGCGAGTGCTACGGCTGGTGACGCTAACACTGGCGGTGGTGGTGGTGGTGCTGATGGCGGGGCTGGTGCCGGTGCCGCAGGTGGCTCAGGAATTGTAATAGTTAGGTACTCAATCTAATGGCACACTGGGCAGAAATTGACAACAACAACATTGTGGTTCGGGTACTCGTGGGCAACAATGATACGCCGGATGAGGGTTATCAGTGGCTTGTGGATAATCTGGGCGGCGCTTGGGTGCAAACATCGTACAACGGTAATGTTCGCAAGAATTTTGCGGGTATCGGTTACACCTACGATGTGACCCGTGACGCTTTCATACCGCCGACACCTTACCCTTCTTGGGTTATCGATGAGGCAACCTGTTTATGGGTGGCACCTATCCCGATGCCTACAGATGGGGCAGATTATGTTTGGGATGAGCAAGCCGGTGACTGGGTAGCTAATGTCTAAGACGTGTGCCTGGTGCGACATTGAGCATGACTGCTCGGGGCCGTGCGGGGAATGGTGCGAGACACACATTTGCCCTGTTCGCTGCGATATCTGACCATAGCCTGAGCGTCACACGCTGGTAGAATTAGGTTATGCGACTTCAACAACCTTGGCCTAAAGGCAAAACCATAAACAAAGCCTCACCGTATGGGTGGAGACGTCACCCTATTAGCGGGAAGCGCAAGTTTCACCGCGGTGTAGACGTAGCAGGTTCGTTCCCTGTGACCGCTGCCGGTGACGGTGTTGTGGGTCATATCGGGTGGAGCCGTTCCGGTGGCGGTCATGTTGTGGGCATTGACCACGGTTCTTTGTGGACTTTCTACTATCACGGGGCGCATGCGACGAAACTTCGTAAAGGGCAACGGGTCGAGGCGGGCGATGCAATCTATACGTCTGGCACAACTGGCGCGAGTACCGGCAACCATCTCCATTTTGAGGTGCGCAAATCTAAGACCTGGGGCAATACTGTAGACCCTGAGTTGTATCTCTCTGAGCGGGCTCCTGTGGCCTCTAACAAGGTGTCTGGCAGGTTGGACAAGACCACGTGGAAGCAATGGCAGACAGCGTTGAAAGATTACGGCTACAAGGGGCGCATTGATGGTATCCCCGGACGGCACACCTACACGGCCATGCAAAAGTGGGCGGGCTGCAAAGCCGACGGCATCATCGGACCCAACACTCGCAGGGCGGTGCAAACCAAGCTCGGTGTGAAACCTGACGGGAAGTGGGGCAAGCTAACCATAAGCGCGTTACAACGCAAACTGAACGCCGGAAAAATCTGATGGCCGATGACAGCGACAACGTCGCGGTTAGGGTTTCCATGCGAGACATTTACTTGGAAGTGCAACGGCAAGGCAAGCTGTTAGAAAAGATTGCGGGGGCAATCCCCGGAAGCAACCACAAGATTGATGACCATGAGAAACGTATCCGTAAATTAGAGACGAGAATAGGGTGGGCGGTTGGATGCTTTGGATTACTCGCAGCAGCAGTGCCATTCTTAGTAAGGCTAATACCATAATGAAACCAAGTTGGAAAATCCGTAGGCGCTACATTTTCGCCGCGTTCGCTCTCGGGGCGTTCATGCTTCTCAGTGGTTCGGCGGCAGTGTTGCTGAACAATGACAGTGCGACAAGCGACCTCA